GAAACCTACTCAAAAGGTAGCTTCGGCTGTACGAACAACGTCCTCTGGACGCCGCACTGTGAGACTCACACCTTCACAGGTAGCTATCGCAAAAAAACTTGGTGTGCCGCTCGAAGAGTACGCAAAACACGTGAAGGAGGCGTAATATGACTACAAACAGTAAACAAAAAACCTCACGCAAATTAGAGACCCGTGAACAAGAAACTCGTAAAAAAGGTTGGGTTCCACCATCTAATTTAGATGCCCCTGAACCACCAGAAGGTTTTCACCATCGGTGGGTAAGATTTGAGTATAGAGGTACGCAAGATGATAAAAATGTAACAGCTAGACTTAGATCGGGATATGAACCTGTGAGAGCAGAGGAATATCCAGACAGGTTAGATTTACCTCATTTAACTGAGGGAAAATTTAAAGGTGTCATTGCAGTAGGTGGATTAATGTTGATGAGATGTCCGTTGGAAATTAAAGAATCTAGAGATGAATATTTCGCTAAGATGACTAATGACCAGCAAAAATCAGTTGACAACGATCTTATGAGGGAAGAGCACCCCTCCATGCCAATTTCTCAGGAAAGGCAGTCTCGGGTAGAATTTGGTGGCAACAAAAAATCTTAATGAGTAAGATCTATGTTCCACTATAT